GACCTTATTTTAGCAGCTGACTCACTTGATGAGTCCGAGCTACTAGAGCACGCAACACTTGAGCAACAAGAACTCATAGCGCAAGAGAGCAGGCGCTACAACAGCAGGTTTACCGGCATATGCTCGGAGTACGAGCTATCACGTTATTTCGACCAATGGCTAGCTGATTGTAATTTCTTCGACGTGTATGCACGAGACGATGAGCCAGCGATAAGTGAGGCGTTTTGCAATTTCGTTGATGGTCTACACGTCAACGACAACTTAACATCAACACAAGTTAGCGAATACTGCTATATAGGGGCGTACTCATGAAAACATACTATAACCGGGAAACTGATCAAACCTTTTCTGTTGATGAAAACACATGTGTCTATTGTGCCACTACTGAAGATAACCTCCCGCCATGGTGGCCCTCGTGCGACCTATCGATTGCTGAAATCAGTGGCATTCAGTTCGGCGGGTGCGCTGGCTATGCGTACATGGCGGTATGCGATCACGCGTCCGCGTGTGATCACATGGGTATACACGGCGATGAAGTGTTGTCATATTTAGACGATATCTTTGGCGAAACGCCCGCAATACCCGCCGGGTACAGTAGCTGGTCTGGTCTGGCTACTTACTACCTTAGTTTAGCTGTCGAGTGCTACGTATCACAATACAATGTCAAGCGCATGATAGCAGCACTAGAAGACTAACACGGCAAGCGAATATTTTTTTACCAACCACCGACAAATCAAAATGTTACAATGGGAGTACTAACAATGAACATGGAACTATCAAACAGCCAGTTAATAGCGTTATTAATTAAATTCACTAATCAGCGACCGGGTCTTGACCCGCGCGAATACGCGTCCTGGAAAGAGTACCGACGGTACGCGCGTGAAGTAACTAAGGACCGCCATGATGCACTAATACTCATATCAGCCGTGGCAGAACGTCCGGCCGCAATTGGCTACTTACGCCACTACTTGGAGAACAGTGGTGACAGGCTCACTCTAAGCGCCGATAAGCTTAGCTATTGCGTAGGCCAATACTTCCCCACTGAATATAGGCCAGCGGTCTCTAGGGCATGTGCTAGTGCTTTGTGGGCGTATTGGCGCGACGATGTTCACGGCAACACGCTAAACGCGGATGATATCCGCGATAGTGCACGTCGTACTTTTAGGTCAAAACGTATACGGGAATATTTCGGGATATAACACTCGCGAGCACATGAGCGCTAGCCAATACCGCTAGCGCTAATGGCACTGACTTTGAGAAATTCGAATACTTAGAGGACACTAAAAAATGATTAACCTATTAACTACCGCACAAATCGACTGCCCGCTATCCGCCGCATATGAATTGCTAAAATCAGATCCATTTAACGGCGGTGAGCGCCAAGTGATGGAACAACTTTTTAACGCGATATCAGGCTATAAACGACCCACTACACGACACCTAAAGCGATCGGCCTATCAGTGGTTGTCGGACGCGTGTGCCGACAAGAATGAAGTTAGGCATTTTTTGCAAGAACTACACGCGTCTGATGGTTGGATGATCGGCGCCGATGGTCATAGGCTGCACGCGTGGCGAACTGATCTCGAAGGGCGATTACCCAAAGCGCCTAACCGTTCTATCAAGCAACCGATAGAAGTACCTGTACCGCCATCCGACTTCACTACTCGTGTAGTGAAAGTGTTCACGGATATTAAAGAACGCTGCGAACGTATGCCCGCTATGCGCAATATATGGCAGCATGGTATGACGCAAAAAGTTATAAAAGGCAAGTTATATATAGGCCTACCAGATCACGACGACAAGCTCTGGTGGTATTCGTACGAATACTTATATGCCGCGGCGGTACTTAACGAGATCACATACTATCACATAAGCAATTCAGGTGAATTGCTAATAGACAATGGACCCTATCAAGCGGTCATCATGCCCGTCAAAGATTAATAGGACGATAAAACTATGAGAATGAGTGAGGAACGGTACGAAAGGTTAAAAAGTACGGTTGAGCCGCCCGAGTACAACAAAAAGAATCCTAAGATAGATTTCTATATCTATGGCGAGTATGCGGGCAGTTCGAACTACTACCGGACATTAAAACAGGCGCTTTTTTGGTATCACTATAAGCATAAGGGCATAAGGTTTGGCGCGCTATCCGCTGAATTCGACAAAACTATAGGACGATAAGACTATGAACACCATAAACATAACGGTAAAGAACGTTGACATCGAATTAATGGAAAAACAGCTAATTTACCTATCAGCAGCAATAGAGAATATGAGCGATAACGAACTAGGCTATGCGTTGATCGACGCATTATATGACGCGCTACACGGCGCGCAATTAGGACGATAAGACTATGAACACATTACAAGATAGTTTCAGCGTAGAGATAGAATCAGATGAGCCTATGAGCGCGAGTCTATCCGTTGACCGGCACGGCAATGTAAGCGCTTACAGCTATTGCGATAGGTGTGGAAGCGCTCACGATGGGGTAACCATACCCATCGACAAGCTAATCAAACTGTTTAACGACTTCAAAGAGGCGAACTGAAGCACTACAGGCCGATCGGCAGACGGTTCCTAGAATCGTCCAGCTGATCGGCCTATCCGCCCCTAATTAACGACCCACAGCCCGATCGCCAATTTTTAATCGTTTTTTGCACCCGCTAATCGACCATCCCCTGTTTGCAATAGATAAATGCACCCTAACAGCTAAACGAATGCACCCTAACAGCTAAACGAATGCACCCCCGCCAGCTAAATGCACCCCCGACTTCCCGCCCACTATCACCCCTGCTATACTGCCTTGATCGAACAAACAAGGAAGGCCATGAATCTAACCAAAGATCAGGAACTAGCGTTTGCCTCACTAGACGATTGCGAACAGCGATTCGCGCTCGCTATCTTAGCGGGTAAGTCAGGCGTGGAGGCCATACTTGCCGGGTACGGAACTGAATCGAAATTACGGCACGAGACGGTACGCAATCGACCCGGCGTACGGCATTTCCTCACCATGATGCAAAGTGCGTATATTTCGGATGCGATTATGACGCGTACCGAAGCCATGGAGCGCTTGTCTGAAGTCGCACGCGCTAAAGTGACGGACGTAGTTGAAGTGCGTAAGGTCAATTGGGGTACCGATCAAGAACCCGACTTCCAGGTAACGTGGACGCTTAAAGATAATGTCGAGGATATGCCGGCCGTAAAATCCATCGGCTCATCGAGCATGGGACCGAAAGTAGAAATGCACAGCCCTTTAATTGCTTTGAAACAGTTAGCGGAGCTGGCCGGTTGGGTAGAGCCCGAAGGCGTTAACGCCAGGGGCACGCTTATTGAAGGGCAAGTCGTAGACGTGTCGAAGTTATCGGACGCGACACTACACGAGCTAGTGCTGACACATTACGAAAGGGTTGAAGAAAAATGCGACTCGACCGAATAACGTCAGATCAAATCCTAGCGGCCGAAAAGGAAGCCTGTAAGCGATCGTTGGCCTTTTTCATCAAGCGCGCCTGGGGCGTAATCGAACCCGAATCGCCCTATATTCACGGGCGACACATTGACGCAATCGCCGAGCACCTTGAAGCCGTCACGTCAGGCCAGATTAACCGTTTATGCGTTGCTATACCGCCAGGGATGATGAAATCCCTCATGGTCGGTTGTTTCTGGCCGGCGTGGGAGTGGGGGCCGAGAGGGCGTCCGCAATACCGCTACCTCGGGTGTTCTCACTCAGCCGCGCTCGCCACACGCGATAACCTTCGAATGCGCAGACTGGTCACCAGCCCGTGGTACCAACAGCTGTGGGGCAAGACAGTAAAACTGTCAGGCGACCAGAACGCGAAGACGAAATACGAAACGACTAAAACGGGTTTCCGTGAGGCGATGGCCTTTACGTCACTGACAGGCAATAGGGGCGACAGGCTGTTACTTGATGACGTGATGAGTGTTGACGATGCGCTGTCAGACGCCAAGCGCAACACCATCAAAACTACGTTCTTAGAGTCGGTCCCCACACGTCTAAACTCCGCCAAGCGCTCAGCAATCGTGGTCATTCAACAGCGTTTGCACGAGGACGACATTATCGGTGTCTGCGAGGCGAACGAGCTGGGCTATGAGGTACTGCGCTTGCCGATGGAGTTCGAAGCAGACGAGCCCTGTATGACGTCGATCGGCTTCAAAGATTGGCGCAAGAAAGAGGGGGAGTTGTTATTCCCAGAGCGTTTCCCGCGTGAAGTCGTGGAGCGCGATAAGAGAACACTCGGTGAAGTCGCCACCGCGTCACAGATGCAACAACGGCCGATACCTCGCGGCGGTAATCTGTTTAAGCGGGAGAATTTCGAGATCATCGAGCGGCCGCCCGAATACGTGCGTTGGGTGCGGGGATGGGATTTAGCCGCAACAGACGCTAAGAAGAAGACTCGCGCCACAGGCGGGCCGGCGTATACCGCTGGTGTTAAGATCGGCATGGACCACAACGGCGTCATATACATTGGCCATGTCGTACGCGGGCAGTGGTCACCCGGTAATGTCGAACTGGTCATGCTAAACACCGCTAAGACGGACGGGCTTATGGTCATGCAGGACTTCCCGCAAGATCCAGGGCAGGCCGGCAAGGCCCAAGTGCGCACGCTAACTAAGCTGCTCGCTGGCTATCCAGTGCAGCATGGTTTAGAGTCAGGAAGTAAAGAACTGCGGGCACAGGCGTTAGCGGCTCAGGCAGAGATCGGCAACGTAAAAGTCATCTACGGATCGTGGAATGACGATTACTTGGCGGAGTTATCGAAGTTTCCGACTGGCCGATACAAAGACCAAGTGGATGCTACAAGCCGGGGGTTGGCACGTCTAACTATGCCAGCAATTAACGATATGTTCGCTGCGCCCGAAGTGTTAGCTTACGAGGATCTGTAATGGTCAGCCCAACTAAAGAACTAGGTACGATAGGCGTTGCGGTATTCGGCGGATATATCGAAGACGGCGAACGCAATGATCTACTCGGCGATGGCAAACGCTTTGAGACTGCCGCCGATATCCTTCGAAATATCAGCGTCATCGGCGCCAGCGTTAGATACTTCCTCAACCTGTTGGCAAACCCAGCATGGCACGTCAATCCCGCCAACGATTCACCCGAAGCAAAACGATTAGCCGAGTTCGTCGAATCTATCATGCAAGAGACTGCCTCTAGCTGGACGCGCATCGTCAGGCGATCGGGTTTCTACAGGTACCATGGATTCGGCATAAACGAGTGGACTGCCGTAAAGCGCGCCGATGGCTTGCTAGGCATTAAAGATATTGAAGTGCGCGCACAACACACGATAGAAAAATGGGATTTGGCGCCTAACGGCACGCTACGGGGCGTCGTTCAACGATCGCCACAAACCGGACAGGACATATACCTACCGCGAGAAAAACTTGTCTACCTCAAAGACGACACGCTCAGCGACTCACCACAGGGTATCGGATGGTTCAGGCATTTAGTTGAGCCCGCCTCACGGCTCAAAGAGTATCTGACGTTGGAAAAAATCGGCCTTGAGCGTGATCTGGCAGGCGTACCCGTTGGCCGTGCGCCATTGACCGCTATGAACCGGGCAATTCAAAACGGTACGCTTAGTGCGGCCGATGCCGAGCGCATGGTGCGCGGGTTGAAAGACTTCGTGAAGATGGAAGTCAAAAAGCAAAACACCGGCATAGTGCTCGACAGTCAGCCGTTTGAAAACCAAACCGCTGACGGCACACAGGCGGCTAACGTGCCGCAGTGGAGCGTGGATCTGCTCACCAGTAACGCCGGTAACATGCAAGCGCTCGGCGATGCCATACACCGTATCGGCGTTGAAATGGCGCGGATCATCGGCACAGAGATCCTGTTCATCGGATCGGACGGCAAGGGCAGCATGGCGCTCAGCAAGGACAAGAGTAATAATTTATTTCTAAACGTGAACGGCACCTTGGATGAGATGGTCGAAACAATGACGCGAGATATCATCCAACCGCTTTGGAGGCTTAACGGGTTTGACCCAGAGCTAATGCCGGAGTTCACACACGAAGATATCGCGGTGCGAGACGCCGAGCAAATATCGAATACCCTGCGCAATATGGCCAGTAGCGGCGCCATCTTGCAAGCAGACGATCCAGCGATCAACGACCTGAGAGATATGTTAGGGATTTCGCGGCAACCACAACAACTGGATGTGTTCAATGATCTACCCGGATTGGGCGGGGGCAACCGTAGCGATCGTGGCGACGGGGCCGAGCCTGAAAATACAGAACCCACAGATACTCAACCACCCGACGATCAAGACGATAGCGGTCAATGACAGCTACACGCTAACGCCCTGGGCCGATATGATGTACGCCGCTGACAGCCAGTGGTGGCGCTACCATGGCTTCTGCAGGCCGTTCACAGGCGAACGCTGGACGCAATGGATCGGTAGCGATAACTGGGCGCAAGAGGCGCTAGATAACGGCCTGCGCGTCATCAAGTGCAGACACGCCTGTAAACTGTCGTTAGACCCGGCCTACGTCAACAGCGGGCATAATTCGGGGTTTCAGGCACTCAACATCGCAATCCTGCGTGGCGCTAAACGCATATTGCTGCTTGGCGTTGATTTGACCAATAACCTCGGCGCGCACTGGTTTGGCGAACACCCGCCCCCATTAAACCGAGCAAGCCCGTTCAAGACCTTCATCAAAGCATTCGAAGCGGCCGCGCCGGTGTGTCAGGTAAACGGTATCGAAGTAATAAATTGCTCGCCCACATCAGTGTTGACGTGCTTCCCAAAACGGAGTTTAGAAGATGCCGTGCGCGAATGTATTACTGCATAGCTCGTCGTATTATCGCAAACACGTTTACCGCACTGGCCTAGAAGCGTGCGGCTACACGGTTATCGAAAAACACGACCATCGGCCGAAAAAAGACGACGTACTGTTAATTTGGAACCGTAGTAAGAATCGCGAGGCGATCGCTAAACGCTATGACGAAGCCGGGGCAAAAGTGTTTGTGACAGAAAATGGCTACGTGGGCGATACTAAAGCACTGGCAGTCGGACACCATAGCGGAGCGGGCCAGTGGTACGTAGGCCCAGAAGACCGCTGGACGCCACTAGGGATTGAATTAAAACCATGGCGGGAGAAGGGCGAAGAAATACTTATCGTCCCGCAGAGGTCCATAGGCGAGCCCGGAGTCGCTATGCCCAAAGGTTGGGAGGATCGCATTGTGCCCCAACTGCGTAAAACCACCGATAGGCCGATTAGAATTAGAAAACATCCGGGCAAAGATCGACTAGCTAAGCCCATCGAGGATGATTTCAATAACGTATGGGCCGTAGTGACTTGGGCGAGTGGGGGCGCGATCAAAGCGATCATCGCCGGGATACCCGTTTTTCACCAATTGGAAAAATGGATCGGGGCGCCCGCAGCAACGACAGTAATGGATATCGAAAAACCATGGGTAGGGGATAGGATGCCGATGCTAAAACGTTTGGCCTGGGCGCAATGGACATGGGATGAATTGAGATCGGGCGAGGCGTTTAAATGGCAACTGTAAACGTATATTACGCACAATCTAACTTGCGATCGATAAAAGTCGCCCAAAATGCCGCGCTCGGGCTTAAAAAATTGGGCTACCGCGTTAAGCTTCAGGAGTCGGCGCTATTTAAAAAAGTGGATACGGACTTCGCAGTGTTCTACGGCTTTGGCGGGTACCTAAGATCCGTGTATGAGGCGTACCGACGTGAAGCGACCGCGATATACGTTGATCTGGGATACTGGCGGCGACGAATCAAGTCGCGTTATGACGGCTACTACAAAATGGCGATTAACGATCGTCACCCCAACGCATATTTCCAAAAATTCCCGCATGAGCGCGACAGGTTTAATGAGCTGGGCGTCAATGTTTTACCGTGGAAGGTAAACGACGATGGGCCGATTATACTGGCCGGTATGTCGGAAAAGGCGGCGCGAGCAGAAGGGCTCGATCACCAAGTTTGGGAGCGTAATGCGTTCAACCGTATTCGACGTGTTACGGACAGGCCAATTATCTACCGCCCTAAACCCAGCTGTTGTCGAAGCCGTCCGATAAAAAACGCGATGTATGACAAGCGCACGCCAACAGAAGAACTGTTAAAAACAGCCTTCGCTGTCGTAGCGCGTCACAGTAACATGGCTGTTGAGGCGATTTGTGCGGGCGTACCAGCGTTCGTAGATACCGGAGTAGCCTTGCCTATGTCGGCAGGCGCACTCAGGGATATCGAAAATCCCGTACGGCACCCTAAACGCATGGAGTGGGCCAGCGATAT